ATGGTATTATATTAGACGCAGATAATGATACAACAATAAGTTCTGATACAGATGATAGAATAGATTTTAAAGCTGGTGGCTCTGACATAGTTCATATATTTGGTAACGGGAATGTTTCTATAGGTACAACAGATGACAATGCAAAATTACAAATTAGAAAAGGTGATAGTAGTGTATCTCCTAATAGTGATGGAGATGAATTTTTCATAGAGAACAATGGAAATACTGGAATAACTATTGGTTCAAGCACTACTGGAACAGGCAATATCCATTTTGGAGATAGTGGAGATACTGACAGAGCTTTAATATCTTACAGTCACAATACAGACCACATGACAATTACACACGAAGGTGATGAGTCTATTGTCATGGGTGGCGGTAGATTTCAAACAGGTGGAGAGACTTCTGGAGGTGTTTCTGCTGGAGGTATTTGTGCAAATCAAGGTGCTAATGATACCGCTATTTTAAATTTTAAATCTTCTGATGTAGCTCATGGAATTACTGGTGAAACAGAAACGGACACTTATGCTGAGTTTAAAAAATTAAACGGAGGTGCTGGTGGTTTACAAATTAGAGCATTTACAGAAGATGTATATGGAATATATCAAGAAGCAACAGCTACTACTGAAAACACTTTAACAACAACTAATGCCATTGGTAATATTCATATGAAAGCCCTATTAAAAAGCGGAACAAGTAGACAAGCTATGGGTAGTGATGCTAACTTATTTGTGGTTGCAAACAGTAACACTAAATTTATAATAAAAGGTGATGGCGATATACATTCTGACACAGGTTCATATGGATCGCATGACGTACATGAAGATGCACATTTAGCTAGAGCTTTTGATTTATCACATGGTAAAGGTGTGATAGACTCTAAGTTTGACAAGTTTGTAAAATACAATCACGAAAAATTAGCAGAGTTAAAACTTGTTGGCAGAGACGAAGATGGCACACCAAACCACTTTGTTAATGTAACTGGTATGCAAAGGCTACATAATGGTGCTATATGGCAACAATATGAAAAACACCAAAGACTTGCGGAGGCTGTTTATGAATTAGCAAAAGCGGCAGTTGGTGAAGAAAAAGCCAATGAGATACTAGAACAAAACGATATAAAATTATTAAAGGAGTAAACAATGGCAATAACAGCAAATATGACAACACATGAGGGAATAGTACTTACTGATGCGTATTGCTATATTCCAACAGCATATCTTAAAAAGTTTGACGGCGAATGGTCAGGCAACGATGATGATGGTTATACACAAGCTGATGCAACATGGAAATTAATCTATGATGTTTTAATTTATGCTGATGCTGATAAAAGAGCAGACAGACTGGAAGAAACTTATAGAATTAAAAATCGTCATGTAGATCACTTTAAAGTAGACTACAGCTTAGATGCAACTGACAACCCATTTCAACTTGCATATGCAGACCTAAAAGCTAACGACCATCTATCAAATGTACAGGACGCATAATGAGTGAATTAAGAGTAAATACAATATCAGAAAACACTAGCGGAAACGGAGTGGCGATAGATAGTGTTACATTGAAAGATGGTGGAGCAACACTTACAGACAACATAACATTTAGTGCATCTGGTAAGGGTGTTCATTTAGGAGTCACATCTGCAACAGCATCAAACTTACTTGATGATTATGAAGAAGGGTCTTTTACACCAGTATTAAGAGACAATGACACAGGAGGAAACACAGCTTCTATTAGTTCTAGCACAGCACAATATGTAAAAATAGGAAGAATGGTTTATATAGCAATAAATATGTTCAATATTAACAAAAGTGGAATGACCTCAAGTAATGTTTTATATCTTACAGGACTTCCTTTCACATCGGCTGGGACAAGTAATAATGGAATGTTTAGCAGACACCCCATGTCTGTTGAAGTTGATAGTATAGATTTTACAGGATATGTTACAGCCGATGCTACTGCTGGTGGTTTTACAAGAATGGATTTTCACGATAATGTAGATAGTGCTGGTGATACTCAATTAACTGTGTCAGATATTACAACATCATCAGATTCAGATATTTTAATTAATGGTTGGTATTTAGCAGTATAAAAGGAGAAAACAATGTCAATAACTAAAGAAACAGAAATAGCAAAAATAGAGGTGGTCGGACAGTATAAAGCTGTTCAGGTTGCTACTGATGTCGTAATCAAAGAAGATAATACAGAAATATCTCGTAATAGACATAGACACGTCATACACCCTGATGATGATATTTCAGGTGAAGATGCAGAAGTACGAGCAGTTGCAAATGCAGTATGGACTGATGAAGTTAAATCTGCTTGGGCATCATATAAAAATCAAAATAAATAATAAATGGCTACTCAAGCACAAAAAAATAGTGAAGCCATACAAAGGTTAGATAAAAAAGTTGCATTGATGGAAGCAGACATCAAAAGCATCAAAGACAATCATCTGCATACTATTGAACACAAAATAAATATTCTTACAAAAGTTGTTTTAGCTTTATCGTTTATGTTCACGATTGTATTTGCTGAAACAGTTAAATCATTTATAGACATTATTACATTATAGAGGGGAGACCTTATGGAGAAATGTATTCTGGTCATAAGCGACCAGCACATACCCCATCATCATATTGATATGATAGATTTTTTACGAGCAATCAAAAAAAAATACAAACCTACAAGGATTGTAAATATTGGGGACGAAATAGACGGACACGCAATAAGTTATCACTCACCTAATCCTGATCTTGCGAGTGCTGGTGATGAGTTAAAAAAAGCAGTAAAGGTAATACACGAACTAGAAGATTTATTTCCAAAAATGGATTTGGTTCATAGTAATCATGGAAGTCTAGTTTTTAGAAAAGCACTTACACATGGATTGCCTAAAGCATTTATCCGAGAGTACAACGAATTTTTAGAAGTTGGTAAAGGTTGGAAATGGCATGAAGATATAATTATTAAAGCTAGTAATGGACAAGATATTTATTTCTGTCATGGTAAGACTGCAAATATTTTAAAACTTGGTCAGCAATATGGAATGAATGTTGTACAAGGTCACTATCATACAAAATTTAATATTCAATATTGGGGTAATCCTAATTCGTTACATTTTTGTCTTCAAGTTGGTTGTCTTATAGATAAAGACAGTTTGGCTTATGAATACAATAAATTATTTAAAGATAGACCGATTATAGGCACAGGAATTATCATTGATGGATTGCCAAAGCTATTGCCAATGGTGTTGAATAAAGGTGGGAGATGGAATAGAGTTGTTCCATGAGTTCATTCAAAATACAAGTTGGCGGCAACCATTACATAAAAAAATATGCAATACAACCTTTTGAGTTTATTTCAAAAAACAAACTCTCTTTCTTTCAAGGAGTAATAATTAAGTATGTTTTAAGATACCTGGATAAAAATGGTATTGAAGATTTAAAGAAAATCATACATTATTGCGAACT